AATGCAGCAATTTCAGATTTTGAATATCCTTTTATATGCAATAAACCAACTTCTTCAACTTGTTTAAGTTTATCTATGAGAGATGTTGTTTTTAATTTAGTATCCGACATAATCTTCTCTTATATTTCTCTATAACTTTTTGCCATGTAAATTTTTTGGCTATTTCAAGAGAACCTTTATAAGTATGTTCAGCCACCTTGTCATAGTTTTTAGTTACATATAACATTTTATCACATAGATCATCAAAGCTTGGCTCTGCCCACTCGCCAGCATTTTCGTAAATACCACTCATATTAATTTTAGACCATTTATAATCCAACGGGACCGAGAGTTCAGCATATTCTGTGCAGCCAGTAGCATTTGTGCATATTGTAGGAATACCAGCAGCTATTGATTGGAAAGGAAGGAGCCCCCAGCCCTCACCGCTTGTTGGATATAATACACAATCAACACTATTATACAAAAGACTAAGATCCAAGTCACTTAATTGCGAATCAATTACATTAATTCTAGGTTTATTATATAATGATGAACGAGTGCCGTCTTTATGATAGAACCGCGCATCGGGCATTCCATTTGATTTATACACTAGATTATATAATTCATTTTTACCAAACAAATTACAAAATGCAGAAACCGCCATTTGGGTATTTTTTCTAGTGGAGGGGGAGCCAATTGACATAAAAGTAAATTTTGGTTTTCGATGCCTCTTAGATGGATAATATAAATCTGGATTTACGCCGAGATCAAAGCTATAAACTGGCACGGTCACTCCAGATTTTTCAAAAACTGATTTAGCCCATCTAGATGTAGTCCATATTTCATCCATTTGATTCATTTTTTCTACCCAATGATTGGGTAAAGAATTAGTTTCCCAGTATGTAAAACCAATATTGTAACCATCTAAATAATCAAAATGAGTAGGCAAATTGTTATGAATATAAATTTTGTATGAATTACTAAAGACTATAGAGCTAGGTCTATCATTTATAATAGGATTTATATGATCTATTTCAAAATATTTTTTTAAATTATTTACAATATTGTAAGCAACGTCAGAATATCCCTCGTTACGCCCTATACTAGTGAACGTTATCCAGGCAATCATTCTACAATTGAGGGTTCTTGATCAACTTTGAATGCAATCTCAACACCAACGGCTTCAGATTCTTTTTGAATTTCTTCAATACTTAAGCCATGCTCTTTAATATAGTGAACTCTGTAGTTAAACCACCCCTGAACAGCTGTCCAAAATTTTTCATCAGTATTTTTCGACAAAGAGATCATTTCTTCGTCTGAAAGAAGGAAACTTAAAACACCGAGCGGCATATATACCACTGTATCAAAAGCCATATCTTTATCTTTTGCAAAGCTTTTCAAAAGAGATTGATATTTTCTGACCAAATTACGGACTGGTTCCCCAGCAAAATGATCAATGTTTCCATGAGCATTTCTAACGCGGGGGCAATACTCATCTACATGCGTGATAGTTCCAAAACTGCGACAAATCAATGGTCGATAACCATAAATTGTGCAACCGTTTTTATAAAACGCACACCATCGTTTTGTAGGACCACCCCACTGCCAGTCTGGATCGTCCATAGCGTCAATAAGAGATTTTTTAACACCTTCAAACCATTCTTGAGCAAACTTTTCGCCTTTATCTTCTAAATGTAAGTAAAATTGTTGATTTAAATGGAAAGCAATATTTGCACACTCCATCATAGGTAAAATTAATCCAATTTGACAGCACTTTCCCGAACCGAGACATTTGTATTCTGTTTCATTTTGTTTTGCTTCAAGAACACGAACTTGATTGTATACCATGTCAAGTTCAGCAAAAAGAGTTAAATCAGAAATCTTTACCTTCTTGGACATCTTGTTAGACATTTCTATTACCATATCCCTTTTTTCTCATTTGTATTCTACGTCTTCTTTCTCGTTTTATTTTTTCAACTTGTTTTTGTAAAGATGATTGCGGTCTTTTTAACGCAGTGTTGCGCAAATTTCTACCTTTCCCGCGAAATCTTAATAAATCATATTTTTTACACCAGTTATATAGAGCCTGGGGAGTAATTTGAATATTATAAGTTTGTTTTAGCAGATCGCAAATGTCCGTCAAATTCATACGCTTGCGAACATAATGTTCATAAAGCCAAGACTTATCTTTGTAAACATCAACTGGCATGATCAGACCTGCTCAGATAATACCATAAACCAATGCCAATTGCGTCTGTAATGTCATCGTCTTCAATTTCTTTAACATCAAAGTATTTTGCAATAATTTTAATAACTCTTTGTTTTCTTTCTTTTTTTCTTTTAATTTCCGTATCTAAAACAGATTTATCTTCTTTTGATAAATTTTTATACCCAATATTTCTTTTCCAAATCATAGGATTTACATCCATAACAGTTTTGCAATATTTGTTTAAAACGCCCCAAGAATATCCAATGATATAAGAAATAATTCTGCTGGATTGAAAATTTTGAATATAAACCGATTGTTCAATAACAGCTATTGATGGCTTATATTCTTTACACAATCGAGTTAATCCAGCGTATATTTGATCAAATTTGACAGAAATATCTTGAGTTTTAGTTAAAATAATTTTGCCATGAGAAATAATATTTGGTTTACTAATATCCATTACTACCCAAGCCAATGAATGAGATGCTGGGTCTATTGCAATTATAATATTTTTATTAAGTTGCGTTTTGTTTAAAGTTTTTAACACTAACGCATCTCCTCGCGAAGCTTTGTTTCGTCCCAACCCCACCCTGCGAGTCTTTTTATGTAGCGTTCTTGTTTGCATTTCTCACAAATATTTTCTTTATTATATCTGCTTAAAATAGTTGTGCAATTTTTTGTTTTACAAATTCTTTTTTTATTTTTATTTCTTTTTTTTTCGTAATATCTTTTTAATAATTTTGCATTTGTAACAAATCTGCGACAATCTGGTGAACAATAAATACTATTATAGACTTTTGCTACAAATTGTTTTTTGCAATCATGATTCTTGCAAATCCTCTTTTCCTTTTTCATCGACTCCAGACCAACAAAGTGAGCGCAAATCACAAGATTGACAATTTTTTGATGTAATCTTATAAGGCTGCTCGGGGATACTCTGATTGATATAGTTCCCATAAATATTCTTATATTTTGTGAATAATTTGCTAATAAATTCTTGATCTTTATCTACATAAATGGGTAAAATTTCTTGATTATTTTTATTTTCGTAAATTACAAAACCGCTGTCCAAATTTAAACATTCCATATAAATCTGAGCTTGTCTATAATGTTCGTCTTTTGGTTTTTTGTATATTTGCCTGTAATGAAAACCTTCTGAACTGATTGATTTTAATTCAATAAGTTTTTCACCATACCAATTAATTATACCATCTGCTGTGCCTTCAATTGGCGGATTATCGTAATGAACTGCTATTTCCTCCTGCAGGAGGATGCCCATGTCTCTAAAATAAGAATAAAGGCGACCATGCACCGAGTTGCCGTTATCAAAAATTCTATGCGTTTGTGCAGAAAAATTTGTCTCTATATTTACTCCATTAAATAAATAATACCAATATCTTGCACATTGATTTATATAACTGGGGTGAAACCCGTTAACTTTCTTAAAAGATGATACGTTGCGCTTAAACAAGTGGTCATCAATTGCGACAACAAGCCCCTGCTCTAGAGCGGATGCCGACAGTTTTTCTACTGGCGCAGTCTGTTTTTTAGTTTTTAAAGCTTTTAACGATCTCATGACATATTGCCTTTTGCAGCAATTTTTAATACATTTATATTTTCAGCCAATGCTTCATACATTGTTTTCCAAATGTCGTTGGCAAACTTATCTTTTTCACCCATGACTGGCGACTTTCTCTTAAATATTTGTGATTTTATAATCATCATGGTTCGGTATGCGGCTAATATATTGGCATATTTTATTGCCTGCATGCCCGTGTAATGGTCAGGATTATTAATGATGTCCTCAACTATTTTAAGACATTCAATAAATTCATCGGCCTTGTCGCCCATCTGGGCAATAAGAATATCTCTATTAATAATGATATCTGGCACTAGATGCCCTTTCTGTCGTTCCGCAGATCGTATTTTACTAGATCTTCCGCTTAATTTTTCTTTCCATAAGCTGTATCTCCTATTAATTCTTTGAACACTTCCCAGTCAATAATAGCCACTTTTGTTTCTGAGTCGGTGCCCATTACAACGGAAACACAGGGATATTTGTAATTATCTTTCCAAGCTTCTTTCCTAAGCGACAGCCAGTTTTTATGTGATAATACAAAAGTTTTTTTATTGTGTTTATAGTCTACAAGAAATTCATAAAATCTAGCGTCGCCCTTTTTGATGCCGCGACCAGAATTTTTTACTGATTTGGCTTTATCTTTTTTAATTTCTTGTTTTTCAGTTCTTTTCATCAGTTATCGCAACCCAAAATTAGTTTGTTAATTTCTTCAACTTGATTTTCTGTAAGCTCAATGCTGCCTAAACCATTCCACTTGCTATCGCCATAAGCATACCACGCCCCACGGCGTTTAATAATATCCATCTCTGTCGCAATATCAATTAATTCGCGCTTAATATCAATTTGCCCAGCTTGAGGAAGCACATAGTAATGACCAGATGAACCAATTGTTGGGAGCTGCTTAGTTTTCTCAATAGTCCAAGTAG